CCGAACACCCTCTTATTAGGATAATTTACCCCAATTATCTTTGCAAAAAGCTTTTTTCATTAGGTGATACCTCCTTTCAAAACAATTCATTTATTGTTGCACAGGATAAATGGTACTCAATAAGCAACATTACTTTTTCGGCAGTACCACTTCGGCACGATGTTCCAAACATCGGATGGAAGTTACACTTTCGCACTCAACAAGGGATATATAAAGTTATATACGCAACTGATACATCGGAGATTGCTCATATTACGGCTAAAAACTACGATTTGTATCTTGTTGAAGCTAACTACTCAAAAGCAGAATTACTCAATCGAATAAAAGATAAAAGATTAAATGGTCTATATGTGTACGAAGACAGAGTTCTTCGTACACATTTGAGCAAAGAAAAGTGTGACGAATGGTTGTATCAGCAAATGGGGCAAAACAGTTCCTTTGTTTACATGCATCAACATGAGGCTTTAGTATGATTACATCAGCTAACATAGTATCTTATGACGGATATAACTTAATAGTAAGACCGCATGAGCGTATCGGCAGAGAACTTGCACAGAAACAAGTACATGAAATTGAACTCAGAATTGTTGACGGACGCACGATTTCTGCCGAACAGCGAAGAAAAATATACGCAATCATCAGAGATATAGCATTTTGGTGCGGAGATAATCCCGAATGGATTAAAGAATATTTCAAGTTTAATTTTTGCGGTGAATTTGGCATTGAATACTTTTCGCTGTCTGATTGCGAAAAAAGCGTAGCAAGAGATTTCATAAGCTATCTGATAGATTTTTGTTTCTACCAAAATATCGGAACAAGAGATACTCTGCTTAATGTTACAGATGATATAGGCAGATACTTGTACAGTTGTCTTGAAAATCGTAAGTGTGCAATATGCAATGCACCAGGTGAAGTTCATCATGTTGACAGAATTGGTATGGGGCGAGATAGGGAACAGATTGTACATATAGGATTAAAAGCTATATGTCTTTGCAGAAAGCACCACGATGAAGCACATCGGCACGAAAAAGAGCTGTTTGATAAGTACAAAATCTACGGTATAGAACTTGATGAATATCTTTGTACAAAGCTGAAACTTAATACAAAAAGAAAGAGGTGATACAGTGAATGGCTGGACAACCAAAGCGAGGGCTTGACTTTGCGGCTTGGGATGTTCACTTGTTCGATGATGATGAGAGATTTGATGTGCTTATTGATGCACAGGGTTGGGACGGCTTTGGAGTATTTTTTTGGATTTGTACCAAAGCTTATGCAACAAATGGTTACTATTATGAGTGGCGAGAAGAAACCAGTGCTGCCACGATAGCGAAACGAATGAGCGGTGGAATTAAATCAGATACGGTAAATCAGGTAGTTAAGCTTTGCTTACGAATTGGGCTGTTTGATAACGGGCTGTTTGATAGGGAGAGCATACTGACCAACAAAATGATGCAAGAACGATATATGTACGCTATCGAAAAACGCTCCGTGCGAGGTCGCACAATAAATAGATTATATTGGCTTTTGAAAACGGAAGAAACAAAGGCTTATATAGTTATACCTGAAAATGAGCATAATCTCTCCGAGAATGAACATAATCTCTCCGAGAATGACACAAAGAAAAGTAAAGTAAAGGAAAGTAAAGTAAATAGAAATAATTATTATGCGATGCCGTCTGCAAATGCAGCCGACACCGCCGGTGAAAATATTTTTATTACATTACCCTTGAACGATAAGAGTAATTATTCAGTTTCAAAATCTGATGTTCAGCACTACAAAATTTTGTATCCTGCTGTTGATGTAGAACAACAATTGCGTTCGATGTTGGGGTGGCTCGAAGCTAATCCTAATAGGAGAAAAACAAAGAATGGTATCAAAGGGTTCATAACTAAATGGCTTAATAAGGTCCAAGACAGAGGAGGTGTAGGATATGGATTCAATCCAAGCGATAATGTCAAGAATAATGTCACCACAGCGAGCGGAGGAAATTATCCAACGGGCGAGAAAGTCTTCTAAAGAACTCACTCCGAGAGAAAGAGCCGAACAAGAAGCAAAAGTGTTTAACTCAACACCCGGTAAGCTCATTGGCTATGAGTGCGAGAAATGTATGAACCGAGGCTATATTTACCGTGTAAAGGCAGGCGAAACGCCTTTCGGGCAGGTTACATATGATGTGGTTGCTTGCAAATGTGATTGTATGAAAATTCGAGATGAACTTCACAGAATGCAGAACAGCGGTCTTCAAAAACTTCTTAAACGATATACTTTTGAAAGTTACAAGACAACCTCAGATTGGCAGAAATATGTGAAAGATAAAGCATATGAGTACATTGACAAATGCTCTGATTGGTTCTTCTTCGGCGGTCAGCCCGGTTGTGGAAAGACACATATATGTACGGCTATTGTCGGAGCATTACTCAAAAAAGGCAAAGCACCTAAATATATGCTTTGGCAGGATGATATTACCAAAATCAAGCAGGCATCGAGTAATTTAGAGGTGTATGAAGCTCTCATAAATTCATATAAGCAAGCGGAAATTCTTTACATTGATGATTTCTTTAAAACTCGCAGGGGCGATTTTGTCTCAACAGCTGATGTCAATGCTACATTTAAGATTATCAATTACAGATACAATGAAGGATTGCCGACTATCATAACATCTGAATTATCACTTGAACAGATTTCGCAGATTGATGAGGCTTTAGGCAGTAGAATTTCAGAAATGGCTAATCCGAAAATTTTTATTAAAGCCGATAAAAATAAGAATTACCGTTTTACGAGAGGAAATGAAAATGATGTCTGAAGCACAGGAGCAATGTAAACTCATTAAATGGGCGGATAAATGTGTGCAAATGAAAATACATCCTGAACTTTCAATGCTGTACGCTGTTCCAAATGGTGGCAGAAGAGATAAAGCCGAAGCCGCACATCTTAAAAGGCAAGGAGTTAGGGCAGGTGTTCCGGATTTATGCCTTGCTGTGCCAAAAGGTAAATATCACGGCTTATATATTGAGCTTAAAGTCGGCAACAATAAGACTTCTGAACATCAGGATAAATGGTTGCAGAATCTTTCACGGTGCGGATACGCCGTAAAGGTATGTTATGGCAGTACATCAGCAAAGCAGACAATTGAAAAATATCTGCAATTGGGTGATTGATTATGAAATTGCAGGTTTGTCGAAAGTGTAAACACGAATATCATCCATGTAGCATACGGAAATGCCCGTACTCTGAAAAAGGTTTGTACATCTGCGTTTACTGCTGTAAGCACTGTAGGTTTTGCAAGCCCGTAAGCACAGGCTTTGTCTGTGAATTTGAAAGGAGAGAAAGCATTGAAAGTGAGAATACCCGTTAAGCTGAAAAGAGAAGCTATGGCGGAGATTAACCGCCTTGCCGACAGGGAATATCATAAAGTCAAGGACAAGGAAATTGCGGACGCCACAAGGCGAATTTTTAAGACGATTGTATTTGCCTTGAATGGCAGGACAAGCTCAGAACGGAGTATAAGCGTGACAGAAACAACGCGGACGAATACCGTATGCTCTCACAAAGAATTATGGATAATGTAAAGAAAAGCGCCGACTTCGTCCGTAAGATGTATCAGTCCCAAACCAACGAGCAAACCGTAATCAATGCCCTCCAAGCCTTAGAATGTCTAACCAACGAAAACGGCTTAACCAAAAGAATAACCGAAAAATTAAAGGAGAATAAAGAAAATGGTTGATTGTAATATTACTGCAAATTATTTTGTTGAAAAGCGGAGAATGACGAAAAGAGCAGAGAAGGGACTATGTAAACTTAGCTGTTCTGACTGTCCTTTATGTAATAATAACAACGGTGAAGGTTTATCCTGTGCAACCTTTGAAATGTATTACCCTGAAAAAGCAATTTCAGCAATACAGCGATGGAGCGATGAGCATCCGCCGAAAACTTATTTGTCCGAATTTCTGAAACATTACCCAAATGTTCAGCTTTATGATGCTGGAATACCTAAAGGCATATGTCCATATCATTTAGGGCTTATGAGCAAAGATAATTGCAGAAAAGACCATTACTGTCTTGGATGTTGGAATCAGCCTATTAAGGATGGTGAAGAGTGATGGAAATTATGTATAACGAAAAAACAGGAAAGTTTGAGCCTGCTAAAAAGCCGTATAAGACCATTGAAATCAAATACGAAACCGAAGAAGACTACAACAATTTTGAAAAAATATTGGAGTTAAGTAAGTCGAGAAAGCCTATTCTGACTGATGAACAGGTTATCTGTTATGTGACTACATACAAATGTCCTAACTGCGGAGGGCAATTCACAGACAACGGCTTATTGAATTACTGCTATCGTTGCGGGCAGAGGTTTGACTGGTCTGACAAAATGGGCGGTGAAGAGTAATGGACTTAGAAAAGGTTGCTATAATGCGACTTCGTGACGGAGCAGAAATAAGTAAACGCTACTATGATAAACCGCTTATGCTTTGTTACTCAGGTGGCAAAGACAGCGACATTATTTTAGATTTAGCCCTTAAATCAGGCATAGACTTTGAGGCCCAACATAGTCACACGACGGCTGATGCTCCCGAAACAGTTTACCACATACGCAATAAATTCAAGGAGTTAGAGTCTAAAGGCATAAAATGCAACATTGATATGCCGAGATACAAGAGCAAGCCGACATCTATGTGGTCACTGATAGTGCAAAAAGGTATTCCCCCCACACGGTTAGTAAGATATTGTTGTGCAATTCTGAAAGAAACAGGCGGTAAGAATCGTGCTATTGCCACAGGAGTGCGAAGAGCCGAAAGTACGAAAAGACGGTCGAAGGGAATAATCGAAACTTATTCTTCTAATCTGTCGAATAAAATCGTCCTTAACAATGACAACGACGATAAGAGGCAGATAGTTGAGCATTGTCAGTTACAAGGAAAGATACTCTTCAATCCTATTTGTGATTGGTCGGATAGTGATGTTTGGGAGTACATCAACCAAGAACACATTAATCTTAATCCATTATACAGTTGTGGATTTGACCGTGTTGGATGCATTGGCTGTCCGATGGTAAGTAAGAAGAGATTTGCGGAGTTTGCTCGATATCCCAAATACCGAAATTTGTACATACGAGCATTCGACAAGATGCTTGAAGTGAGAAAGCAAAGAGGCAAAGCTACACAACATGCTAATGGACTTGAGGTTTATCACTGGTGGATGCAGGATGGTGTTTTGCCTGGGCAATTAAGTTTTGACGGAGAGGATTGGTGAAGAGCGATGATTGAAAAAGAATTAAAAATCCGTGATTTTTGCGGTGACTATGCGTTGGATATACCGTTCGCAGACGGTAGTGTAAACACGATATACTTTAATTCAAAACGAAATGCCGAAACAGTTAAGCATATTATCGAAGTTGACGGAAGTAAACCCAACGAAGCAACCGTGTGTGATATGCAAGAGATTAAGCACGGAAAATGGATATTTGAAAAAGATATTTGCGGATGTACTTGGTTTATTTGCCAAAACTGCCATAAACATATCATTATGACAAAGCATAGATTGTATCCATATTGTCCGTTTTGTGGTGCGAAAATGGATAAGGAGTGAAAGCAATGACAAGAAATGAACTTGAAAGGTATTTAGGCAAATGTGTGACAATTACTCTTTTGGATAACACTGTAATTGAGGGCGCTTTACATAAGACGGGTGAAAAAGCCTTTGAAAACAACCCTAATTTATCAATACCAGTTAATTTTATTTTTGCACTGATGTAAATAATAAAGTGGTTAAAAATACTGCATTCAGAGTATCGCACATCCAGAGAATCAGTTGCTATGAAAAGTTAAGAATGACAAACTTTGAAAAAATCAAACAGATGAGCGTTGAGAATATGGCGGAAATGTTGCTTGATGAAAGTGAAAAACATTTTACATACTGCAACCATTGTTCACATCAAAGTTTTTATGCACCGCATTGTACATCTAGCAACCTTCGAATAGATTGCATACATGCAGTCAAAAAATGGCTTGAAAGCGAGGTAGATACGAATTGACGGCGAGAGAGATTAAGGGCGAAATAATAGATTTTGAACCGTATCGTGTGGAAAAGGAGCTTGAACAATTTAAGGATTACGATGAAAAGAACTTTTTTGCAGATTGTTATGTTAGTGACGAATGCAAAAATCCAGACAGTTACGGAATTGTATGTGTAAAATGCGGAGAGTGCGGACGCACTTTTACAAAAGATGGAATTTTAAAGGAGAATGATAGCAAATGATGAAATCAGTAATGAAAATTATGCTTGATGACGGTGCAAAAATGCCTAAAAAGGCACACGCAACAGATGTTGGATATGACATTTTCTCGCCGATTGATGTGGTTGTACCTGCTCACAGAAGTGTATTTATTGACAGCGGAGTACATATTCAGATTCCGATTGATGTTGCAGGGGTTCTGATATCGAAGAGTGGATTGAATGTTAAACACGGTATCACCTCAACAGGATTGATTGACCCCGATTATACAGGTTCTATCGGTGTTAAGCTGTATAATAACAGCGGTACAGATTATAAGATTGCAAAAGGAGATAAGATTACTCAGATAATGTTTATTCCATATATAACAGCCTTTTTCAAAGTAGAAGATAGTCTTGATGACACGGAAAGAGGCGATGGTGGCTTTAATATGTGTAACATCAAAGGTAAGGATTTGCATTTGATTGTAACCGCTGTTGTTGCGTTGGGGCAGAAATTTGGTATGCTTGACGAGGAGCGTGAAGTAGATTGACGGCTAAACCGATAACAATTACTTGTCAGAGATGCGGAGTTGAAGTTATTACACTTTGCACTAAAACAAAATACTGTCCGATTTGCCGGAAAGAAATCCTTAGCGAGAAGGCAAAAGAAAGAGAAAGAAAAAAGCGTCATCTAAAAAATCTAAAATACCATTCAGACCATTGACCGATATTTCTGAATTTCTATTTTGCAAATATGATTTTCTCGGTGAATCTGTTAAACAGATTGCAAAAGATTATGAACGCAATCCTTCTCAGGTTCGACAAGTGATTCAAACAGCAAAAGCAAACGGAAATTATCAGAAGCACATTGACAAGTACAAAGCTATGATAGGACGATAATTAAATGAGAACTTTCGATTTAACTTTCGCTCGACGGCTTGAGCAAGCAATGACCGAACGGAATATTTATCCTTCGGACCTTGCGCGTAAGTCCGGAGTGAGCCGGTCAAACATTTACAATTACATAGCAGGGACAAGTCAACCGTCAGCGTATAATGTTAAGCGAATAGCTCTGGCATTATCAACATCGGCGGATTGGTTGCTTGGCTTAGTGGATTAGAAAAACAGTCCCTTACTTGGGACGCAAAATAGTTTAAAATAGAGTTATGATGCAAGAGGACAATTGCATTGTAGCTCTATTTATTTTTGGTGGTGTACGGTATGGCTAAGGCATTTGCCATAGGATTTTACAAGTCTAAAAAATGGCAGGACTGCCGACAAAGTTTTATCGCAGAACGAATGCTTGTTGACGGCGGATTGTGTCAGCTGTGTAAAGAGCGACACGGTTTTATCGTGCACCATAAGATCATGATTAATGAGAGCAACATAAGCAATCCTGATGTTACTCTCAATTACGACAATTTATTATATGTGTGCAAAAAATGTCACGATGATTTGCCGGGGCACGGGATAGGTGGGTGCGAACCGAAAAAATATTTTTTGATGAGAGCGGAATGCTCCGACCGATTATCCCCCCCCGTTGAAAAATCGGAAACCGGTAACCGTAGGACCGAGGGGGGCAGTTAGATTTTTTGCGCGCCTTACATATAGCCCCCCTCCCCCCAAAAACTTGTGTGAAAGGACGGTGACTTGTAAAATGACTGACGAACAAAAGGAACAAAGAGCGATTAAGCGAGAGATAAAGCGATTAACGGAAATCTACAAGGACATAGAAGTTAAGAGAAAAGACCTCGCTGTTGGTCTCATTGAGAATGCGGCGTTCACTCGAATCAGACTGAAAGAACTGCAACAGGATATTGCGATTTATGGCTTAACTGAACTATTTTCACAGTCGGAAACACAAGAGCCGTACTCACGCAAAAGACCTGAGGCGGATTTGTATAACACAATGCTCGGCAACTATCTCAAATACATCAAACAGCTCAACGATATGCTCCCGAAAGTGACCGAGGCAAAGATTGCGACAACAGACGGCTTTGACGATTTTGTCGAGGGGCGTGACAAGCTTTGAAACGCTATCCATTAAGCTATAATCCGATACTTGAATATTACGAGCAGATAAAGAACGGCAAGGTTACTGTTTGCGACAAGATACGCAAGTGGTACAAACATTTAAGCGATAAGGTGATTAATCCGACAGACGGCTATCATTACGAAGCTAAGCGAGGAAATCACATCATTGAATTTGTTGAAAACTATTGCCGACATAGTAAAGGCAAAATGGGCGGTCAGCTTGTAAAGCTGGAACTGTGGGAAAAAGCGTGGCTTGCGGCGACATTTGGCTTTGTAGACGATGACGGTATAAGACAATATAACTTATCTGTGCTGATTATCGGAAAAAAGAACGGCAAGTCTTTGCTTGCCTCTGCAATTGGTTTGTATATGCTCATCGGTGACGGTGAACCCGGTCCCGAAGTGTATGCAGTCGCCACAAAGCGTGACCAAGCCAAGATTATATGGCAGGAAGCGAAACGAATGGTTCGCAAGAGTGAAACTCTGCTAAAGCGAATTAAACCACTGCTAAATGAATTGAGTTCAGAAGATTACAACTGCGGAGTGTTTAAGCCGCTTGCTTCTGATTCAGATACACTCGACGGATTGAATGTGCATTGTTGCCTTATGGACGAACTCCACCAATGGAAAAACGGCAGACAGTTGTATGACATTATGGCAGACGGTACCATCGGGCGAGACCAACCGCTTATTCTTGTTACAACAACAGCCGGAAAAATCAGAGAGGACATCTACGATGAAATCTATGACGATGCTGTCCGCACCACGAACGGCTTGTTTGATGATGTAGGTTACAAAGACGAACACAGCCTTTACATTATCTATGAGCTTGACAAGCGTGAAGAATGGGAAAAGCCCGATTGCTGGGAAAAGGCTAATCCCGGACTTGGCACTATTAAAAATCGAAATGCCCTTGCAAGCAAGGTCAAGAAAGCGCAAGCAAATCCGTCACTTGTACGAAATCTTGTATGCAAGGAATTTAACATAGCCGAAACATCAACTGAATCGTGGCTCAATTTCGAGGAGCTTAACAACGAAACAAAATTTGATGTTAAGGAACTCCGCCCAACCTACGGGATAGGCGGCGCAGACCTATCAAGCACAACCGACCTTACGGCGGCCAAGATGTTGTTCCGAGTGCCTGACAATGAAAATATTTTTGTATTGTCAATGTACTGGATGCCGGCAGACCTCGTAGAGAAAAAAGTAACCGAGGACAAAATTCCATATGATAAGTGGATAGAACAGGGCTTTATGCGTACCTGCCCCGGAAACAAGATTGACGCAAGTGTTGTAACAGCGTGGTATCAAGAGTTACAAGACGAATACGACATTTACTTGTGGAAAGAGGGCTATGACGCTTGGTCAGCTCAGATGTGGGTTAATCAGATGATTGACGCTTTCGGTCCTACCGTTATGGAAGCTGTACACCAAGGTAAGAAAACATTGTCTGCCCCGATGAAAGCCCTCAAAGCAGACCTTGTCAAGAAAAGAATAATCTACAACAACAATCCAATTGATAAATGGTGTCTCGCAAATACTGCAATAGATGAGGACAGAAACGGTAATATACAGCCAATTAAGACCTCAAAGTCAACGAGACGAATTGACGGTACTGCGGCTTTGCTTGACGCTTACACGCTATATTTTGAATATGAAGACGAATATTTAAGCATTGTTTAGGAGGTGAGAGAATGGGAAAATTTAAGAACTTTTTAAATTCTGTTCGCAATGTCAGAAAGACAAAGAATTTTTCAAGGGTTGAACTTGTTACACAGAATAATTCAAATTTCTTCTTGTGGGGCAACAGAGCATATGATTCCGACACCGTCCGAGCTTGCGTTAATGCACAGGCTCTCAGATTTTCAAAATTATCAATTAAGCATATAAGGGAAACAATCGTTGACGGCAGAAAAGACCTCTTAATCAATCCCGAACCTTACATCAAGTTCTTGCTTGAAGAACCTAACCCGTACACAACAATGGATATGCTTTTGTATAGGACAAGCACACAGCTATCGCTATCGGGCAATGCTTTTTGGCTCATCATTAGAGACACAAACGGCTTGCCTACGGAATTGTATTTCATACCGGCTAAATCAGCTACGGACTTGTACGACACTAACGGCAACCTTGTTTATGAATTTATCCTTGCAAACGGCAAGACCTACCGCTTTGCCTCCGAAGATGTCATACATTTGCGTGATGATTTCGCTGAAAATGACATATTCGGAAGTGGCAAATTTAAGGCTCTTGCACCTTTGCTTGAAATTGTTGAAACAACCGACAGCGGCATCATCAGTGCTATCAGAAATTCAAGTGTCATTAAATGGTTGCTGAAATATACCTCATCGTTGCGTCCTGAGGATTTGAAGAAGAACGCAAAAGCGTTTGCTGATAACTACCTTAACATCAGCAACAGTTCCGTGGGTGTTGCGGCAGTTGACGCAAAAGTTGACGCAAATCAGATAACCCCGAATGACTATGTTCCAAATGCTTTGCAAATGGATAGAACAAAAAACAGAATCCTTGAGCTTTTTAACACTAATGTGAAAATTATCACATCGACAGCGAACGAAGATGAAGAAAACGCTTACTTTGAGGCGGTGATTTCACCGAAGATTATTCAGTTGAAAAACGAGCTGACACGGAAACTATTCACTCGCCGTCAGCGAAGTTGTGGAAATTACATAGCAGTCGGTTCGTTCAATCTACAATCTGCAAGCCTTAAAACAAAACTGAATTTTGCCGGAATGGTAGACCGTGGAGCAATGCTTCCGAATGAATGGCGAGAATCACTTGGTCTTGCTCCTGTTCCGGGCGGAGACACTCCGCTCAGAAGATTAGATACAGTTGCAGTTGACGAAGGAGGTGAAGAAAGTGAAGAGTAAAAATTATGAAGATTTTGTTGAAAAATTTAAACCCAAGAAAACAACAGATGATTGTTATACACCATCGTTAGTTTATGAAGCTATAAGCGATTGGGTGGCGAACGAATACAATCTTGATAAATCCACTTTTTGCCGTCCGTTTTATCCCGGAGGCGACTACGAAAATTACGATTATTCGGGAAAAATAGTTGTTGATAATCCGCCCTTTAGCCTTTTGGCAAAAATTTTAGATTTTTATACTCGCAACAAAATTAAATGCTTTTTATTTGCTCCTACTCTTACTATTTTTAGCAATAAAAGAAGTTGCAACTACACAACAATTCTTTGCGGCATTAGTATTACATACGAAAATGGTGCAGTTGTAAATACATCATTTATTACAAATTTAGATGATCCTGATTTGCAAATAAGAACTGCTCCAACTTTATATAAAGCAGTTAAGCTTGCAGATAATAAAACGCTTGCCGCAATAAAGAAACAACTCCCGAAATATTCTTATCCTGATAGCGTAATTACCAGTGCTAAACTTTATCCTTTTGCGAAGTATGGCATTGATATAAAAATAAAAAATCGCAATGCCATTTTATCAGAGCTTTAGAATCACAAAGAGCGAAGAAAAAGGCTATTTTTGGTGCTGGTTTTTTGATTTCGGATAGTGTCAAA